TAGATAAAAAAATCCCCCCTTGCAAGGATGCATGCAAGAGGGGATGAGGACTAAACAGGGTCAAGAACCAACCCGCTCTTCGTTACCTAGGAGCTTTCCTCGCATTACTTTTACGTTTTGGGGAACACTTTGTCAAGTAGGCATTGACCCTTTTTTTGTTTTCTACTCTTTCGATTAGATCTTTCGCAAAGTCCGTAAGGACTGGCCCGCAGTAGACTTCTTCTACTTCCTTGTCGGGGGTGACCAACTTTCCCTGTGTGCTTTCAAAATACTTAATGCAACTAGTTATACTATTCATTTAATAAAATCTCCCGTATTGATTGTAAAATTTAAGGTTCCCCATTAAATCTCTCTCACCTTCTCTGTTCTTGCCGATCTTGTAAACCATATTCTTGTATTCACCTACGGCATCCTTGTAGGTAGCTTTGGACATGTCCATCTGCTCTGGATACATCATAATTATGACGTCAGCGTCATTCTCAATGTCCCCAGAATCGCGTAGATGATAAACTTCTAGGCCACCCTCCGAACGAGCGCCGTCTCGGTTGACTTGAGACAGCAGTATTACTGCTACATTCAGCTCAATCGCCATCTGCTTGACCTTGTGCGAGATGTCAGAGACACCAGCCGCTTTGCTGAACTTGTTGGCGTCCCAAGGGACAAGCTGAAGGTAGTCTATTACTATCAGCTTTACGCCGTTCTTTCTAACCATCAATCTAGCCTGGATCATCAAGTCTTCAACATTGCGAACGCTGTGACTTGTGAAGATGTTCATGCTCTCTACAGCTTTACTGCACTTGCGGACTCTATCCCTTTCTTCTTCGGTTATTAGTCCAGCTTTTATGCTCCTGGGGTTCACCCCCGACATAGAGTGCATCATGCGCTTGAGGACTTGCTTCTGGGGCATCTCAAATGAAAATATGAGGGCAGATATGCCCTGCTTGTCCACGGCTCTGCTGGCTACGTTCAGAGCTAACTGAGACTTACCGCAGGATGTAGGAGCCGCGATAACGCAAACCTCTCCCATGCCTATCCCTCCGTCGTGCAGTTTTATGTCCAGGTGATCGATGTGCGTCTTGACCACGTCAGCTTCATAGCTCCCGTCCAGCATGCTCTCGAACTCATCCTGTATCTCCTCCAGGGCGGACTTGACGCTGTTGTCGCAATCGGACATATCGTTTAAACCCAGGAGAAGGCTCTCAACCTCTGAGGAAACCTGCCTGCTGTCTTTTGATTCGGACTGCATCTCTTCGACACTGGACTTGAACTGACGGATTAGCTTCCGAAGGTTGGACTTCTCTTTGATTATCTCGGTGCATAACTTAACCTGGACCATGCCAGTCTTGTTGATGTGCTCCATCATCCCCGCTATGCCACCGACTTCCTCCAGCATGCCATCTTTCTTGAGCTCCTCGGACAACGATATTTCGTCCAGCTCATTGCCCGATACTACGATCTGGCGCATGCACTTAAATATGATTTGATTCTCTACCTTATAAAAATCTGATGCTTCTAGCACTGCGGCCACTTCATCAAACTTGCTCGCTCCCCCTGCAGTTACGAAACTGCTGAGAAGGCATTCTTCTGCTTCTGTATTTTGTGGTATCATTTCTTGTTTGTTTGTTGGGCGAAAAAAGGGGAGGAGGCATTACCCCCTCCCCAGAACTACTTAGCTGGAGTCAGCTTAGAACGGCTCGTCAGTAGAACCGCTAGCAGGAACTGAAGAACCCTTGCTCTCCTTGTCTTCCTTCTTGCTGATCTTGATGCTCAGGTATTTACCCTGGGCGTCACTGACGTTGCTCCATGCGGCGATATTATACTCAACGCCATCTACATTGAGAGGACCAGTCAAGTCTGGGTGCTTGTCGCTCTCCTTGTATTTGTTTTTGAATATAGCTCCGCTATTAGTGTTATCGTATTTTTGTGGCATAATTAAAACAGCTCCTCTGTTTTTTTGTTATTGGTTGTGGGTTTGTTTGATGCTTTTCCATGATCATTGGTTGCGTCAGCATCCTTTGCGTCATCGATAGCAAAAAGTCCGTTCAGTGCATACTTGCGAGCATAAGAACTGGCACTGCCAGTGATCTGCGCCAAGTCCATGCCCTTCTTTGTTTCGGCGTGCTCAGCGTAACCGCTTGTATTGATTGCTTCATCCGAGTCATTGTCAAGGAGTCTAGCTACAGCCTTTACGAAGACTCTGCCCTCCAGGGCAACCAGCTCGTCATCTATGATGATACTGCACTCTTGAATTGCCAGTAAAGGTTTAAGAGCAGTTAGGATATCTTCGCAGGATCGGTAGCTGTATCCGCCGAACTTATTAGTCTGCCCCTTGGGGGCTTTCAAAGAGGATTGTATCCTCTGTAGCTTCTTACGTATGTTATTCGTATTTGCTTTAGTCATACTTGGTTTTTGTTATTTGTTTTCTATACAACTTAGATCTCTTATCTGAGTTGCTTGCATCCATGCTGGCAACGTCTACACCGAGGTCAAGTAAAATTTTCAATTGTTCTTCATTTTTTTTCTGCTTGAACCTTTTCTGCAGTTGGGTCGCCCCTACAGGGTGCAGTAATCCAGTCCTGCTGAACTCAATCCAGTCAGCCATTCGTCTCAGTGCCTCTGGCAAAGATACACCTGCGCTCCTGCATGCGTATCGCTTCCACGCGTTCTCGACCTTGCCCAGGAACGCGTTGCTCTGCCTGTGCAGAACCCCTCTTATTTCCCCGCTAGCGTGACAATGATCAACGACAGTGTCGTGCATGCTACCCTGGCTTATGGGGCACCTCTTGGGTTCGTTTGCCTTTCTCCATTCGGAGAGTCTGCTTTGAGTGATGTATTTCATAATAAGTAGGGAAGACAGGACTCGAACCTGCGGCCCACGGTTTAGAAAACCGTTGCTCTATCCAGCTGAGCTACTCCCCCTTTAGTTGTTATATGTCGTAAAGATCTCTGGGTAATTCACCCCTGTCAATCCTGTTTTTTGTCTCGTAAAGGCACATGGCATTCCAGATTACAGCGGACAGATGATCCTCTGCGCGATCCTCTTCCATGAATTGCCATAGGTGCCTGTTGATGCTGTCAATGTATCTGGAGACGGGTATGCCCTTCTGCCAGTTGTTCCTTCCGTATTTCTCTGCGCCGTCTTCAAAGCGCCTGGCTACGGCCCTGAGTGCGCTAACGGGAATTAGACTGGGTATGCCCTTGCCTCGCATTGCATCTCGCACTGCTCCAGTGCTAAAGTTCGATTTGTCTCCTGAGTCTGGTATATTCATATTTGTTCTACTGATACTATTTTTCCTATGCCCCCTCGCTTGAAAACGCATCCGCGCTTCATGTCTGGGATCTTCTTTAAAATTATTTTGACTGCTTCGTTTTCACTCCTGGCCCATTTGACTGTCGATCCAACGTAATCATCGGGCATATCCATCCTGGTGTATTTTATTCGATATTGATTCATAAGTTCGGGTAGTGAATCACGAAACCTTTTCCAGCGTTAACGCATGCTACATTGAAATCAATCCACTCTTCAGCTTCTTCGTTCGTCATTCCGTCCGCAGTAAAGACTTCTAGCATCTTCAAGTAGTCATAGACGGCGTAACCGAACTGATCCATTCCAGTGATGCACTTCTCCAGCCCGTGAAATATAATAGCTTCATCAGCTAAATCAAAAGGGTTTCCTTCGACTTCCTCTTCTTTCATTTCTCCACCGTAACCTTCTTCGTTGCTATAATTTATTCTATACATTTTGCTATGATTGTTTTGTTTTTTTATTTTATTATAAGGGATTTCACTTTCTGCCAGTATGCCTTCGTTGATTCCTTCTTCCATCCGTTCGGCCCGCCGTTGTGTATCCGAGCTATGTCCTGCACTGTAACGGGTCTACCTATGCGATCTTCGGTCGCGTATCTTGAGGTGTAAGCAATAAAGATATCTATGCTTGTTTCTCGGTCGAAGGCGTCTTCATGTTTCCAATCCTTTCCTGCGTATTCTGAGGCGTCCTGGACGTAGGCTTTGTGCATTTGCAGGCAACCATAGGCTAAGCCATTGTCCCCTATTGCTAGATCGTCTCCAGCGCTTTCTACTTGTATTAAAATTAGTATAAGGCTTATCAGTGTCATTACAAAGTTTGTTTCCCTTCGTCCATGTTTTGGCAAACTTTCTCGTGCATTGAATCTGCGATAGAGTTCCTGTGGTATCCAGCGGACACGCATAGGTTGAAGAGGGCATCGACTAACTCAGTAGAGTCAAGTGCGTCGCTCTCTGTTTCGTAGGAAAATTTTTCTCCGTGGTGTTCGATTGTTATTTTCATAGGATTAAGCGTAGGTGTTATTGTTACGTGTGAAGTTTGATGGCATTAAACGGTTATTGTGTTAAGTTTAATGTATTATAAAATACACAAATCCCGTCATTTTGCTATTTCTATGCGTCTATCAAGTCCATCTCGATACCCCGCACAAGGTCTTCCCTCAAGAAGTCAGCAATCACTTGAGTTTTGAAGGCTTCATTAAAATAACCATCTGCACCCCACTTATCGGCTTGCTTCTCGGATTGATCCGCCCAGTCGTTAATGTATTCAATTAGTTTTTTTGTGTTTATATTTTTCATAGTTTGTGTGTTATTGGTTTGTAGTGATACGTTGCATAAGTGTCAAGAAAGCCTTGGATGCCGTTGCCGGAACTACTCCGTTTCCCAGCAACCTAAGTCTGTCCACCCTGCTGGTAGACCCATTAGGTGTTCGACCCAGTTGGGGTTCAACTTGCCCGTTGCTTTC